TGTCCGTCGTGATGGTCTGCAAGATGTCAGACATAGAGGTCTCTTCCGTAGCGCCGCTGTCATCGCCGTCGGTTATAGGACCGACAGCCACAATCTCATCCACGCGGCCTATATCGGGGTTGTCATCGGGAATGTTCACGCCCTGTATGGTAGGATAGATGTCATCGTTGTCCTCCAACTTGCCCTGGCGCACGCCATATTCGGCAACGGACTCCGCATCCTCGACATACTCCACGGGTTGGAATTTCTCGTCAGTCAATCCCTTCTGATATGCCCAGTGCGCCTGTATCTCGGCAGGCTCCGGGGTAGACGGCACGGGATAGTCAGCCGACGGCGTTCTGTTCGGATTCCGAAGCCATCCCTTGACATAGTACCTGAAGTTGATGTCCATCAGGCGGTCGAAGTAGACATTCTCCAATTCGGCGCAAGCGTCGGGGTCTGCCGCCCATATCTCGTTGTAGGGGTCAGTCTTCTTGAAGTAGCGGTACGGCAAGTTCTTCGTGCCGCCGCGACCGAGAAGCTGGTTATACACATCAGCATCCTCAAGTTGGCGCTCTATGCGCGTGAGACCACCGCTGTGACCATACTCAAAGACATGCGCTATGGCTTCGGCGGTGTTGCCGACAGTGATATAATATACATTATTACGCTTGCTCAGTTTCCAAAGGAGTCCGTAGACCTCATTCAGCTTGCCGACGGCTTCCCACAGATATGCGTAGTCCAACTCCACATCCTTCACCTCGGGGTCGAGCGTAGTGCCCGAAGCCACCTCAACGACGAAAAGACCGTCGAAATAGTATTGAAGTACCTTATTGAGCGCAGCAATGAAGTTGGAGGCATTGACACGCAGCGAGGCGTTGTATTTGTCCACTATCATAGTGCCGGCCTCTACCTCCGCCAGTTCCACAAAAAAATATCGCTTCAGTTCAGCGACAGGGAAAGAGGTGAAGGTGGCATCAATGAAGGAGCAGTGACTCGTATTGTCTTTTGCCGCTTGCGGGGTGTGGGTGTTCAACACAAACTCCTCGCCCCTATATCTCAGCGTCCAATTATCGCTGAAGTCGGGCTCGATGTCACCGTCAATGCGAATCTGCGATGTGATGATATCCTCCCCCATCTCGGAGAAAGTTATCGTCGCCTCGTGTAAGGTCGCATACTCGGGGAAATTTATTTCTTCTATTCCGGGAATCATACGCTTTAAATGTTATCGCTTCCGTCAAAAGTGCAAAGGCTGGGCTTCACCACCCGTATCGTCCACTCCAAGACCACTATGTCGTTCAACTGACTCTTTCTGTCTTGCCAGAACTCGGTGGCTTCCGCCATAGGCTGTGGGTAGCCCACAATCTTGTGTCGCTTATAGTCATTGTAGAATTCGACTTGCTTGAAGGTTTTTACATCACTGCCGGAAGCCTGCGTGAAAAGCAGTGCGTTGAAGGCGGCTATCTTGGCGTTGGCGTTCTGCAAAGTGTCCGCCTGTATGAAGAATTTCACCTTGTAGTCGAAAGGCGCATCCACGGTCTTCGGGATGATATACTCGCCCTCCTCCTCGGGGTAGGTCACAGCCTCGTAATCCTTGGCAGGCGCGCCAATGCGCTTGTCCGAATCCAGATACACCAAGCCATAGGTCTGGGTGTCGACAACACTGCCGTCACCTATCTTAAGCCTCACTGATATCATGGGTTTTCTTTATTTCACAGGTTTCACATCTTCTATCCAGCTGCTCCTCGTGCGCAAGAACGGGACATCCCTCGTCCTCGTTGGTGTACTTACACTTGTTCGCCTTGCTGATGGATGCCCTTTTGTCATCCAGCTTGTGCTCCAAGTGCCTATTGTACTCTCGGGTCTTGCGGTTTTCCTCGTCCTGGTCGGTAATGTACTGCTTCTGCATTTCAAGTATCTGCATCACATTCCCCAAGATGTCGGCCTCTTTTTTCTGTTTTGTCCGTATCATATGCCCGAACCAGCCCCCGAGCAGCGTCAAGATCGGAAGTCCCACCCTCTCGACGATATCAATTGCCAGATAGTCCATTACTTTACTGCGTGTTTATAGGTGATACATGATATATCTTGGGCGTTTTCAGCCTCTACGCGATTCTCACCAAAGATATACAGAGGGACTTTCACGGAATACAGCGGGTCTTTCTTGCCAGTCCCCTCCACCTTCATATCGCAGCCGTTCGCAAAATACAGCATCGGTATCATCTTCTTGTGAAGATTCAGCCCAGTGCGTATCGTTCCCGTACAATGGTGGAAGACATACACCTGATGCTCGTCCAAGATTTCGCCGTCAAAGTGTCTGTCAATATAGATGCCCGATGCCTCGCTTTCGGAAAAATGCTCACGCAGGATGTCCATCGTTGGATATCCCTCTTCCAAAGCCCAATCTATCATACGCTTATAAAGACCAATCGCCGACACCTTGGAGTCGCTCTCGTCCAAGGCGTGGCGATAGTCTTCACACATATGATGCGCTGATGCTTCGCGCCGTAAAACTTTTTTCCAGTCCATATCCCTCATGTCACAAAGATATGAAAAAATTAATTATATTTTAGCGGCTATCACCTTAGTATTGGTCGGTGTGTTCGGCAGAGAAACCACGCTCGCAAGCAGATTTCGTATTTCTGCGATGTTTGTATCCAGTCGGCTCATCTGCCCACGGAACAGTTCATCGCCGAACTGCGACTCTACAGTGGCTGCGGTAGGAGTGGCGACCGCAGGAACCTCACCCGCGATTGCTGCACGGATGAGAGCCACATCGGCGCTGATGGCAGGCATATACGACATATAGTAGTTCTGAGTGTTGATGCCAGCGGCCAAGCCGTTGATGCTCTGCTCCGATGCGCCTGCGATGTCCTTCGCGATCCCCGAGAAACCACCCGCAGTTCCACGCATATTGAGGCCGTAAGAAGCCAATTCTTGCATAAGTGCGGATAAATCTGTGGTTGTATTTGTCGCAACAGTTTCTGCCAACCTCGCTATATCCGCAATTTCTTTTGCATCCAATCCACCCTCGGAATACTCGTCTATCAGGTCATAGACTTGCATAAGATTGTCCTTTATTATCTTGCCCGCCAGCGACTCGACAATCATATTGTCTATCATTTCCTTGAATTTCTCGCGCATCGCCATCGTGGTGTTGCCGAACTCTCTGTACGCATCGATCCAAGATTTAGCGAAATCGCGGGCCGCAGAGGTCACATCCGTTCCGGCAAAGTGCTCCGCAAGCTGGCTTTGCATATCTTGAATCTTGCTGTAGGTGTCTGCGGCTGATTCCTCATACTCCTTAATCTTTGCTTCGTCGGCTTTCTTGCCTTTTTCACGTTCCAGTTCAGCTTGCTTCAGATATGCCGCTTGTTGAGCCTCAAGGTTCTTCAGTTGCTCGGTATAGTTGTACACATAGTCTGAGCCGAAGGCACCTGCTGTAGCCTTTTCGAGTGCGTCGTATGATTTTTCGAGGTTATGAAGGATATCGTCTTGTTCCTCTATCTCGTTGTTGATGCGCTTCATCTTCAGTGCGTTGGCTGTGCCGAAGATACCGCCGATAACACTGCCAATGCCACTAATTATTGACGCTGCACCGGCAATCGGGTTTGTAAGCATTTGCCCTATGCCGACTCCAATATTAGCAATTCCTCCAAGCGTTTTTGTCAGTCCTTCCGAAAGGGTGTTGAATGTATCAGCAGTGTCCGCGCTGGCGAAAGTTTCAACAATCTCACTCACGCCAGTAAGGGCTTCGGTTATATAGCCATTCCACTCTTTCATTTGCTCCGCCGCCTGTTGTATGCGGAGCGTAACTAAACGATACTTGTTTGCCAATTCCTGAGCGTCCTTTGCTTGTTGCTCCACCTCATCGGTTATGGCCTCTTGAACACGCAAATCGGTATCTGCGGCTTTAGCTTGTTCAGATTCAATACCATATTCAGCCACCGCAGTCTCGTATGCCTTTATTTTTTCCTCAAGAATAGCTCTCTCGGCATTCAGCCTATTATTTGCCGTAATCGCAGACAAATCGGCTTCCTCCCGACTCTGCTCCTCCATTAAATCTCGATAATCGCGAATCGACTCGATAATCGCCTTGAAGGGATTCTTTGAGGCAAGCTGTTTGTCCAACTCCTCAATACGCGATTGCAATTCCTTTATCTCTGTAGGGGTCAACTCTTTCCATTGCGACTGCATCACCACGAGATTGTCCCTCATATTCCGCAACATTCTCGTTGAGGCTGTATCGAGATTAGCAAAGAGTTCGATGTACATAGGAGTATCTTTGAATGCCTCGTAAGCGAGTTTTGCGGACTCCTCGGCCTCTTTGCGAAGGTTCTGTTTTTTCATCGTCTGCTTCGTCTCCTCGGGAATATTCCTCTCTTCAATCTGTGAGAGTCTTTGCGCTGTCTGTCTTGCGAGTTCCACCCGTTGCTGACTGTATGTTTTCGCACTTTGGAGAGTTTTAAGTAAGTTTGAGACAATATCCGCATTGAATTTTTCGTTTTCGGTCGCCATTTGTTTGAGCATAGAGTGCCACTCCTGCGGAAAAACATCGAGATTTTCCAATATCTTGGCAAAATCTTGCTTGTCTATAGCCTCTTTTAAGGTGTCGGTAAGCTGTGACGGGTCAACAGAACTGAGGGCTTCGTTCAATTGCCTCTGCATCCTTTCCTTGAAATCCTCGCCAATGCCGCCATAGACGCTGACGGAGAGTGAGGTCGCCAACTCCTGGTCGCCCGTCATATCGAGAATGTTTTGGTAGAAATTTCGCACAGTCTCACTGCGCTTCAACTCGTCGGACATCTTCTTGAAGGACTCCTCAAGATTTTTCTTCAACTCAGATGTGTTGAGGTCAGTTTGGGCATCATAGAGAGACTGTATTAACTGCTGAAAATCGCGAAGGGCTTTATCCCGATTTGTACTACCCGTAATCTGACGCGACAGAAAAGCGGTCAGGTCTGCGCCCGCGCCATATTTTTGCGCTTGCTTAAAGGCATCCTGAATGGCGGCACTATACCATTCCGACAACTGCTCCGCAGCACGCATTTGCTCATTGGCGTTTAAGCCGAGAGACAGTCCCCGCGTAAGCATATTAGTAGCCTGCTTGTCCAGCGCAGCAGCCTTGTTCATATACTTATTGAGGTCGTCATAACCCTTCTTGAAATCTTGCATATACTTTATGCGGTCTTGCATATTCTGAATGAAGGGGTCTTGGGTGTAAGCCGTGCTGCCCGATGTCTTCTTGGAAAAATCGAAGCCAAAGAGGTCGCGCATAGCTTCAAGCAATTGAATTTTCACCTTCATTTCGCCGATCTCGCCGCCAAGGGTCTCCAAATACTCACTACCCTCCATTTGGTCATATGCAGCCTGCATTCCCTCAAGTGACTCCGTGGCATCTTCCCACTCTTTCTTTAATTTCTTAAACAAGTCATATACGGACTCTAACTCTTGAATTTCTTTTGAGGTAAATATAGGAGATGCGCCTAATTTTACCTTCTCTTCTTGCACCTCCGACAGTTGTTTGCGCCATCCTATAAGATTTTTGTTAGCCTTTTCTGGAAATAGCTGCTCCTCAAGCCGCTCTATATAATCATACAGCTTCTCGATATCCTTTTCCTGCTCCTCCAATTCAGCCTTTCGTTCTTGAGTGCGTTTTCTCCATTTCCTTTCATTGCGCTTTTCGTTGGACTGGTCAAAAGCCTTCTCCCAAGCAAGGGCGCTTTCGTAACTTTTTTGCAACTCCTTCTGCTTGGCGAGAGCATCCTCGAGGTCTTTCTTGGCGAGCGCGTAACTATCTTGAGCGGCCTTTTCGGCTTTGGCTTTATCCAGTTCTTGAATATATCGCAACTTGGCTATCTGTTCATCCAGACTCATATTCTCGTCATCAATTGCGTCGACCAGCGACGGAAATGAATCTTTGAGCTTGGTTACCGTTTCGTGGAGTTTGTTATTCTCCTTGGCTGTCCTATCGGTTTTCTTGGATAGTTGTTCGTAGCGATCTATCAACTTTCCTCTCTTTGCGTATTCATTTTCGGCTTTTGTAACATTTTCCACGGCCTTTTCATACTGCTCCAAATCGCTCGCTGTGTCATCGACTTTCTTTTGAAAGGTGAAAAACAAACCAGTAAGGGCTGCAATTCCAGCGATTGCTGCGCCGATGGGATTCGAAAGCATTGCCGCCGTGAGTTTCCAAAAAGACTTCGACAAAGCATTGGTCGCAAGCTGCTGCTTTGCATATGCTTTTGTTAAGAGTTCCCGCGCACGAGCCTCTGTCAAAATCGCCATCGTTATTTTACCGATTCTTGTCGCGTCAGCCCTTCTTGAAGCCGCAAGAGCTACCTCTAACGGAATTGTTTGCTTTATTCCAATATTCGTTAATAGTATTGCCGCGCGATAGGCCAACCAGCCCCTTGTCAGCGCATTAAGTAATTTCGGTATTATACGAATATTATTGGCAACTATAGTAAGCGTGTTTAAAATTATCTTGTTATAACGCTCAAAGGTTTGGGTTTCACCTATTGATTGGAGCGCGATATCGAAAGTATCCTTCAGCTTTTCCCAACTTCCCTTAAGCGTTTTAACCTGTTCTTCCTGCATCTTGTAGAACATGCCGCCCTTATCGGTCAAATCCTCAAAAATTTCGGCAACCATAGAAAACGGAACAGCCCTTTCTGATATCAATTTAAAAACATCAGCCGTGGTTGTGCCCTCTCGTCCTAATTCCCTGAATTTCTCTGCAAGCAACTCAACCATAGGAATGCCAGCCTCGGTAAATTGGCGTAACTCCTGTCCGCGCAGAACGGAGGCAGCGCGAACCTGACCATACGCAAGAATAAGACGATTCATATCTACACCAAGACCTGCTGAGATATCCGACAGTCTACTCATTGTGTCGATAAGGTCTTCCTGCGCCACTTGGTATGCCGCCAACTGCTTCGTGTATGTCACCAAATCCTTAATGCGGAAAGGAGATTCTATCGCCTTCGCCTGAATCTCTGAAAAGAGTTTGTTTCCGTACTCCTCATCCTGAATCAAATGTCCCAAAGCAACACGCTGATATTCCAACTCACCGGTAACATCGCGTATTTGCTTTGCAAAGCGGAGCAGTCCAAAAACAGACACATAGGTGCTTAACAGACCATTAACTTGTCCCAAAAGACGCCCTTGCGTCGATAACGCTGAATTGGCGTCTGTAGTGGCTATGCGATAAGCCCGCAACTGACCGTTAAGTTGTGCCAATTTCTGCTCCTGTAGTTGTATCTCGTAATTGGTCTTACGCCAAACATCCGTACCAGACTGGAGCGTCCCAAGCTTTGCTTTAAGTTCATCGATCTTGGTCCGAACTTTAGTTATATTGTGCTCCACCATCAAGGATGCGGCTTTAGTCGCGCTTGAGACTCCCGTAATTCGCTGTTCGACAAGCCCATATGCGTTCGCGAGCTCCTTGGTTTTCCTGAGCCACGGGTCGGCTTTTGGGTTCTTGGCTGCGGCCTGCGATATCTTATCGAACTCAGCCCTAATCGACATCAATCCGTGACGCAAATCATAAATATCCGTGTTCTTGCCGAATAGGAGTTCGTTGAGTGTCATTTGTTTATTCATCATAACATCAAACTTTAAGTTCAATGTGTTTTGACTCACCACATTCTGCAACTCCTTGATGCCGCTCGGTAGTTGTTTGCTCGCTTGGTCTATTGCACCCTTGATATCAATATACACGGGTATCTCAACTGCCATATTCTAATCCTCCTTGATTTGGTTTATAATGTATTTCTGTATCTCTTCGGCCGTCTGTGGCTTCTTCGGAGCCATACCGAACATTGCGAGCATATCCGCAACCTCCTCGTCAGACTTGACCGTATCTTCCCATACTATCGGTTTTTCAAATTTTTCAAAGTCGTAGTCGAAATACCCCTTGTCAAGTAACATCATTGTTACAAGATTCGCGGAATCCAAGTACCAGTATTTCAACCACGCCCACAGCCCAAAGTTACCATAAATATGCTTAATTCTTTCATTGTGTTCCGAAATAGCGAACGCGCTTGTTACTTGTCGTCCTTTTTTATCCCCAAAGCGTCCGTCTCCAACATATTTATCACGCTCTCCAGACGCTCGAGTTGCTGCTTGGCGACTTCGCCAACCGGTCTCATATAAAGCTCGCGTTCCTGCTTTGAGATATCCCAGTTGGCTTTGGAAAAACCCAAGTCACCACTGATAAGCCCTGCCTCGTTAATCCTCATCGTCGTTTCATTGCCGCGTAACTGCAAACAGCGCCACTTGATTGCCCACAGCCACGGGCAAAAGATAGCCCAATTGCCGAGCAGATAGTACGCCGCCTTCTTGGAGTGTAGCGAATATAACTTTTTTGTTATATTTTTTGCTTCTTTCTGCGAAACCCCTTGTTTTCCTTTGGTTTCCAATATCTGCGCCTCCTGTTCAAGCAGAGCGATACGCTCCTTGACGGCTTGCGCAACTTGCCGTACCTTGTATTTCCTTCTCCCCACCCTCACAACACACGGCGCTCCTACGATGGTCTCGTATGCGCCATTCATAAATTTTTCACTTGCGGATTTTTCCATATGTTATTAAATTAAAAAAGGGCGGGCGCAATGCCCGCCCCATTCGGTAGGTTCAGCCGAGATTAGGCTGACTCGTATTTGAGCTTACCTTCGAGGAGGATAGCAGTCTTCAGATAAGCGGTATCCACCTGCTCGGCGAGAGCCACCGCGTGGATACGATACAAACCATCGCTGTAAGCAATGTTTGAGGTGATTTTGGCTTTCGGGTAAACCCAAGAACGAAGTTTCTCCTGGTCAACAACCATAATAGGCACAGTAAATACAGGGAGTTCGACGCCAAAGCCGACAGCCGAAACTGACGGGTTTGATGACTCCAAGAATGAAGGAGTGCCAAGGTTGGCTGATGCAATGTCGGCAGCGGCCATAAACTTCTTCATCATATTCGCACTGGTAGATGCGATATCGAAGGAGAATGACAGAGTACCAGCGGTCACCTTTGCGGTGATGATGTTACCCTGCTCGTCAAGAATCTGGTCGGTAGATACATCTTCGCCCTCCCAAGAGGTTGAATCCTGAACTATCTGACCCAGCGATTTCGGATTAGCGAAATCAGACAACTTGGCAGTAGCGTAATCGCTGACAGCATCGAAGATGATAAGGTCGCCCTGTCCCACAAACGGGATGGTAGCGGCATCAATTTTGTCGATAATAGTAGCCATATTTTATATAGTGTTTATTTGTTAATATTGCTTGTAGTAGTCCACCTTAAGTTAAGGGTGGTAACAGAGTAACCTGAAGATTGATTCGGTGTAGTGGGAGTTATATATCGCTCAGCGTCGTATTCAAAATGATAGTTTTCGGTAAGTTGCTTTTCAAGAAGCGTATCAAACTGCTCAAGAATCTTGCTTACTCGTGATTTCTTTACTGACCCATCGTCATTAAGCTTGCAGTATAGGCTGACCATAAGGTAGCCCCTCGCAAAAGGGGTGTCCATACCTACGCCTCCGATGTCGCCATTAATGAAGATGACAATAAAATCAGTCGGCAGTTCGTTGGTCGGGCGCTCCCAATCAGCATACACAGTCACTGCTTGTGCCGTGGGGGGATTCCCCACAACCACCTTGCCCTTAAGATAGTCGCGGAGTTCTATGTCCGGTTGTATGTGTGCGGGATGGATCATTTATTTTTATCTGCAACTAAAAATCTCGTGCGATAACCTTCTGCTCTAATGTAGAAATAATCTTCTACCTTGGATGTGAATTGGTCATTCAAATAGCGAATAAAACCCTCGTGACGGGGCATATTGTCAACCTTTTCTGCATATGGAACGCCCACAGTAATTGTGGCTTTTACGCCAGGGACAAACCGCAATGCTTTGGCGACTCTTTGAGCCGCCTCTTCGGCCAACTCGCGACCTCTAATTATTTGCCCTTGGTATGTTTGGGGCTTAGTGGCCGAGGGCTGCATATAGCGAATGCTCACTACTTTATGCTGGTCGGATACGATTCCGGCAACACTATCGTGAAGTTGTCCAGTGTACCAAGGATGGAATCTATCACCTCCAAAAGATGATATCTTGCCAGACTCTCGCTTCCAATGAGTCTCGCCTTCCCAGTCGGCATCAATTTCAGAAAGAGCCTGAGTAACCGCCTCGTCCATCCACATCCTTGCCCAACCGGTGAGATGTTCACCGGCGTAGCCTAATGCATCCGAAAAGCCCTGCGTGGTCTTCTTCCATCTAATAGCGTCACTATATTTTGCCATACCTATTCCCCCTGCGCTTGTTTGAGTTCAATTCTCGTGACCTGTACATTGGTGCGCCAAGGCATATTCACATCCCTTACGCTTTGCACGATAGCCTTGATTTCGCGACCAAATTCGGTTGTCACCGTCACGGCATCGTTAATATTCACCTGTACTGTCACGCCAGGGAGAAAGACTGTGGGCGCTCTTGTGATAATGGACCGCGCATACCCAGTACCGCCCTCTTCGTAGAGGCATTCACCAGTGTATACAGTGTCCCTTAACTCATTATCCCACTCATCACGCCCCGTGGAGCGCTCAATAAGGCACGAATCGCGAAAACCGATGAACTGCATATTATCTTCTCAAATAACTTGCATCAAACATCTCGCTTGAAGAGTCATCCTCCTCAACCTCAAACCCCCACTTGGCTCGCAGGGCATCGCCCATACCCTTGAAGCGTGCCCTGTCCGCCATAGTGATTGTATATCCGCCGCGTGACGCACGGACATCTCCGACTTGCTCGGAATAACCGCCGCCAGCAAAAACTCCCAACACCGAATAATATACCGTCGAAGAAGCATAGTCCAGCCTCATACGGAATTCATCTTCAGAAAGAGCGTCACCATCGACCTCTTCGTCAAGTTCCAATGGCTCCAAATCCACCTCGGTGGGACTAAGAGCGCATCGCTCTACAACATTGTCCTGAAGGTCAAGCCCCGGGACCAAACTACGCAGATATTCTTCGACAGTCATATTTCTTCAGTTTATTTGTTATGAGCCAGAAACTGTGATGAGATAGAACATCTCCTGCGGACGATTGGGTACGCAGAGTGCAGTAAGCTCAGACCACCAGTCCTGAACCTTGGCTTTAGCGTCGTACTCGTACTGGATGAGACCCTTGCCGCCAAAGAAGGTAGCATACATGGCTGATGAATCCGGAACGAGAGGGAGGACGCTCTTGATGGTTCCAAGAGGGCCTGCGGGATAGAACACATAGGTGTTCGCGTTGAAGGTACGCATTGAGGTGCGGACGAGTTTGGCATCGGGGCCTTTGCCCTGAAGTTTCTCGACAGCAGCGAGACCCTGACGGAACTTGATGTTGGATACGGGAATGCCGATGATTTTAGCGAAGGCTGACTTCACCTCATCGTCGCCGGCGGCGATACCAACTGCGAGAGCATTGGCGTCGTTATTGGCGGCAAGAACGAGGTCGGGGCGAAGAACATAGCCAATGGCGGTGCGCCACTTGCTGTGATCCATATCCTCGAGCCAAGACTGCTCGTCAACTTCCAGCATAATGTTGTTGTAGCCTTTGCGCCTCATACCGCGGATGATGGTACGCATATCCTTTACGGGGTCAGCGGCAGCACCTTCGTGGTCGGCGTCCTTGTTTGCAGCGTCGGTAAACCAACGAGCAGTGCCAGTCTTGGTGGTCACATTCTCGGCAGGAACGCTTGCGGTAAAGGTCAGACCCTGGATACCGCGAGGGTTGTTGTCGGCAGACAAGGTAAGAGCGCGGTTAGAAACCATCTGGTCGCGCTGATAGGTCATTGACAGCTCGTGAGCGTTCTTGATGTCGCTGAGGCCGTTGAAGAGGAGGTCGCGTGCGTACTGCTCGGCAGTGGCGTTCTGGAAGTCCAGTTTGCGAACTGCGTCGAGATACTTGCGATAGTCATCCTCATCCCACAGGAAGCGAGCTTTCTGGCGAGGGATGACACCACGAACAGCCTCGAAGCCTTCTGTTCCGAGAGGAATGGCCTCAGAGTCTTTGTCGGTATAGGTGGCCATCACCTTCAGGCGATTGCTGGCAATCAGCTGCTCGTAGTCAAAGGTAAGGCTTGAGATGGGGTCCCAAGAGAACCCGTCAAGGTTGAGGTCCTGGATGTTGCCGAAGCCGACAACATCTCTGATGTAAAGGCTAAAGCTCTTAGAAGAAAGAATGCCAGCCTCTTCCATCAATGTGTAGAAACCGTTGCTATATTTATTCATAATTCTTTCCTCCTATTTAGTCAAGTTCGTATTCGAATGAAATGCCGGGGAGCGCCGCCTTGTAGAAGTCGGGCATCGCAGGGATGCGGTCGGCAAGAATCTGACCGTCGGTAACGACAGCCACAGTAGCGAGGGTCGCGTTGTCTGAATCAACTACGATGTCGCGCCAAGACAAACCGTTCGGAAGAACAGCAGCCTTGTTTGCGCCAGCGGCCGATACAACGACAAGGACATCGCCATCAGCGAGAGCGCCAAGAGAGTCGGCAGTGATTGTGAACTGGTACTTGCCAGCGTCGTCGCCAGTGAGGGCAGTGGCAGCGCCAAGAGCGACAGCCTTTGCTGCAACACCAGCAGATGACATCTTGCCCACAATCATACCCTGAGCGGGAATAACACCAGCCTCGGGTTTCAGTACGAGCGTAGTGGCAGAGCTTGAAACAGCACCAACCACGCTAAAGGTCGGGAGGATAGTGACAGTGCCACCCATCTTATCGAGACGCACGGGCATACCAGCGGGATAGATAGTACCCTTTGCTACGCCAGCGATGCTGAATGTGCCACCAGCAATTTTGCGTCTCTTAACTTCAAGCCATACCGGCATCACCGATGCGGGATACTGCTTGCCGTCAGGAGTAAAAAATGCGTTTCCGTGATTACTCATTGCTAAGTAGTTTTTTGTTAAACATTAATTTTCTTTCGGGAGCCTTCCGGACTCTTGCAGCCGTTTTTTCTCGGCGCTCCAATCTACCACACCCTCTTCATCCTTCTTCGGAGGGTCGGCAACAAAAGGCTTTGATGTGTCAACGCCCTTTCTCGCTACGGCTTTATTGAAGTAGCCGGAAGCCTTTTCTGCTAACTGCTCGGCAGTCATCTTGCTCCCTGTCGCCTCATTCATCTCAACCGCCCGATCCCACGCATCGTTTGCCTCGTCTTTGTATTTTTTGGCGTAATCGCCACCAAAGAAGATTTCGCGTGCGCCAGTCAGCGCGGCTTTTGTTGAATTGGCGTTTTCCAAAGCGGCGATTTTCTCGTTCAGCGGATTAACGGCAGCCGTGACGGCGGCCTGAATCTGTTCGATAAGGGTCTTTCCCCCGTCAGGGTCGTGACCGAGATCTGGAGCGGGTTTCGAATCGCTTGCATCTGGATGTTTTGCCTTGTACTCCGCAAGGTCGTCTTCGGCTTTCTTTTTGGCCTTCTGAATGCCGTCGATTTCACCTTGGATAGACTTGGCGATGAGTTTAACAGCGTCGCCCTTCACAGCGGTAACGATGTCCTCCTCCTTTTCCACAGACCCCAGAACATAGTCTGCGAGCCTGCCAATGGTTTTGTCACTAAGCCCCAGTCCAGCGTACTCGGTTCTCAGTGCGTCTTCAATTTTTTTCTTCATAAAAAGTTTAAGATTAAGTCTTTGTCGCAAATATAACATTCGCGTTATGAAAAAACAAAAAAGTTTGGCATCAAATTTGCTGGGAGACGGAATAAATTGTAACTTTACCATCGGTAAGGACCAGTTACCTATATGAAAAACATAATACCCCGCGATAAGTAGGCGTGTGCTGGTCCCACCGTTGAAAGTTGCGGGGTTTATTTTTTGCTATGAAGAAGTTAACGCAAGAAGAGTTTATCGCCAAAGCCCAAAGTGTTCATGGTGATAAATATGATTACTCCAAAACAATTTATATCCGTTCCGCGCTCAAAGTTTTAATTCATTGCAATAAGTGCGGCCATGATTTTGAACAATCCGCGAACGCCCATCTAATGGGGCATGGGTGTAATTATTGTGCGCAGGTTGAGAGGAATAAAGGAAACATTCTTAATACTGAAGAATTTATTCGCAGAGCCAAGCTTATTTATGGCGATAGGTTTGACTATTCTAAGGTTGAGTATGTAAACATCAATAAGCCCGTCAAAATTATATGCCCTAAGCACGGAGCGTTTTTTACGATTCCAGGCAATCATCTAAAAGGTAAACCGGGGTGCTTAAAATGTAAATGCGATAAGGCTCGCAATAAAAGACTTAAGGTTGGCATATATGATGGTTTTTCTAAAAGTGGTGGAAAATGCAAGCAGATGTGGGAAAATATGCTCCAGAGATGCTATCAAGAAAGCGAACAGAAGAGACATCCGACGTATCGTGGATGCTCTGTTTGTGATGAGTGGATGGTTTATTCGAATTTCGAAAAATGGTTTAATGCGAATTATATTGATGGATACGAAATTGAAAAGGACATTATTGTAAAGGGAAATAAAATCTATGCGCCCGAATTCTGCTGTTTTGTGCCGAGAAGAATTAATATACTTCTGACTCGCAGGCAAAGGTTTCGGGGAAACACTCCGATAGGCGTAAGGTGTTGTAAAAGCGGTAGGTATCACGCTGGATTAGATATTGATGGCGTCAGAAAAAACCTTGGCACTTTC